GGGCCGATGGTATGTCCTAGACATACAATACGGCAAATGGGGAGTCCGAGAGACAGCATATCGCATAGTAAAGGCGGCTCACGATCACAAAATTCCCATTATTGGCATAGAAAAGGGAGCTTTGGCTAATGCTGTAGAGCCCTATATGCGCGAATACATGGGCCGCTACAACCGATGGTTCGAGATTAAGCCTCTAACTCACGGAAATAAGCGCAAATATGATCGAATCCAGTGGGCCTTGCAGGGCCGTGCGCAAAAAGGCGAGCTTTTCCTGATAAAAGGCGACTGGAATACCGAATTTATAGACCAAGCGGTAAGTTTTCCGTCTAAATACGTCCATGATGACTTAGTAGACGCCGTAGCTTACGTAGACCAGCTTGCAGAAGAGACTTTGAGGTTTGATATGAGTGCATTTGACGACAACGTTTTCAAGCCTCTTGATGCGAGGGCAGGTTACTAAACGTGGCAAATCGTCATATTGTCCAAGAAAGAGACATAGCGGGCGAAGGCGAGCGAGAGGTACAGGGCGGCGCGCGCGGCGAGGTCGTATCCGAGATTATGAAAGATATAGACCCGTGGCGACAGCTTCGGGACGAGACTTTCGAGGCACTTTGGAACGAATTTTACCGCAAATGGCGCGGTTTCTGGGCTCCCGAGGATAAGAACACTAAGAGCGAGCGCAGCCGGCTAATTTCGCCGCTTACGGCTATGGCCGTTGACCTGACGGTAGCCGAAATCGTCGAATCCGTGCTTGGACGAGAGTATCTGGTAGACCTTCCAGATGATGTAGACGACGCCGAAAAGGCCGATATGGAAAGGGCTCGTCTACTTCTTACGGAAGACCTTCGCGAAGAAGGCTTTGACTTGCAATTCCCCATGACGGCGCTTAATGGCGCGCTGTACGGCACAGGTTTGATGAAGATTCAAATCCTGACTCGTACCCGCAAGGAATTGCAGCGCGATCCGAAGACCAAAAAGCTAGTCGTCATTCCGCACGAAGAGGTCCATATCAGGCCGGTTGCGGTTGAGCCTTCGCAATTCGTAGGCGACCCGACAGCCACTAATATCGACGACATGAAAGGCTGTGCGCACGAGTTTCCCCTTGGTCTGCACACCATCCAGCAGAGGCAGCAGGACGGCATCTATTACGATGACGTAGACATAGGGCCTTACTCGGCATGGACCACTAACGGCATGCAGCGCGCGGACACAGAAGCCGGTGATCGAAAAAAGAAAGGCGATGCTGCGCTTATCACAGAATATTACGGGCTTATCAATACAAGGCTGTTTTTGAGGGCGGTCGCAGAGGGCAAGGGACAAGAAATTCCTCCCGAAGAGCTTTTGAGAGTGCCGCGAAACTCTATGACCGAAGTCATTGCGACAATCGCTAACAAGACGCACTTGCTCCGAATTATCGAAAATCCGAACGCAACTGGTGAGCGCCTATTTGTCGCTTACCAGCACGAATCAGTTCCGGCTAGGTTTTGGGGCCGTGGAGTAGCGGAGAAGGCCGCAAACGTGCAACGCGCGATGGACGCGGAAATGCGGGCTCGAATAGACTCGCTGGCGTGGTCTAACACTCGCATGTTTGCAGGAGACCTTACTCGTCTGCCGCCGGGAACAAACCTTAATGCGTGGCCCGGAAAGTTCTGGGGCACTCGCGGCAATCCCAACGAAGTTATTCAGGAATTGAAGTTCTCCGGCCCGGACCCTAGCTCGTTTAACCATATGGCCGATCTTGAGCGTATGGGACAGCAGGCTACGGGGGCATTAGACAGCATTATGTCCCTTCGGGCGGGAGTGCGCGACGAGACTGCCACCGGGTCGGCTATGTCTGCCGCCGGCTTTATCAAGCGCTCTAAGCGCACCATGCGCAATATCGAAGCGTTCTTGAACACCCTTATGCGCCGTATTGTGCATGTGAAGATGAAGTTTGATAGCGAGCGCTATCCGACTGACTTCAAATTTCAGGTTAAGGGGACGCTCGGCATGATGGCCCGAGAGATGGAGCAACAGCACCTTACACAGTTGCTTCATAATCTTGGTGGCGACAGTCCCTATGCTGGGCTGCTTTTGCAAGCTATCGTGCAGCATTCCAGCATACCTAATCGCGAAGCCATTGTTAAGGCCATCGAGGCGCAGATTAATCGTAAGCCTACGCCCGAGGAAGAGGCTGCAAGACGCGCTACGCTTCTGCTCCCTGTTGCGGAGTTTGAGAAGACTCAAGCTGAGACAGCCAAGCTGTTGTCCGAAGCTGGGCTCAAGGAGGCGCAGACGGTTACAGAAATGGCGGAGGCCGCAGACGTGCCGGTTCAGAGCCAGATTAAGGTTGTCGAGGTCGCCAACGATCTCGAAGAGACTAGAAATCAGGTTAGACAGCTTGACCTTCTCGAAGAAAAAAACGACATCGAGAGGCAGAAGCTTAAAATTCAGGCACGTAAATCTAACAGCAAATAGTTAGACAGGAGGGAGTATGGCTAAACAGTTAACAGACGAGCAAAAGGCTTTCTTTATGGATATGGAAAGCCTGTTCAACCATCCCGGATGGGCAAGGTTGAAGCAAGGGTGGCAGGCAGAGTTTGACGCCCTTCCGCAATCGTCATTTTACAACGCGAAGTCTATGGAAGACATGCTTGCAGACCGAACACGTCTCAGACTGTTGCATGAGCTTTTAGAGCTTCCTGCCCAAATCGAGAGAATGAAGCAGGAGATTTTGGAAGCCGATGAGTAAGCTAATTCTGTACGACTTTCGTTGTACGGCCTGCGGACTAAAATTTGATGACATGGTTAAGTCCGACGTATTCGAGACCCCGTGTATCAGTTGCGGCTCGCAGTCCAAACGCCTAGTGTCATGTCCGAGGCTGGACCCACGAATGGGCTTAGACCCTGATTTTCCGACAGCCTATGACGCTTGGGCAAAAAGCAAGACCATCAAGGCGAAAACTGATAGGGCTCACTACAAGGAACACGGAACCGACCGTACCTACGGCGGGGACGTACAGAGCTAACCAGCCGCCTATTTACCGATAACGTGTATAACACGCCGGACCGAAGGAGCAAGTATGGCTACAGCATACCAGCATAGACCGCTATCGAAAATTCTTTTACCGCAAGCCGACTCTGAAGGCACGCCGACAACCCCGGACAAAGAGGAAGGGGCCGGCGGCGACCGGGAAATTCCGGAAAAGTACAGGGGCAAGTCTCTTGAAGAAGTTATTGAAATGCACCGCAACGCCGAGAGGCGTATTGGAGCCCTCAGTAACGAGCTTGGCACGATGCGCGGCATCGTGACTGACTTGTCCAAGATTACTCGCCAGCCTCAAGAGACGAGAACTAGCGTTGAAGATGATGTCGATTTGACGGGCGACGAGTTGATTGCCGACCCTGTGAAGGCAATCCGCAAGGTCGTAAAGCGCGATATTGAGCGCACTGAGCTTGACCGACGTGAGTCGGAACTTCAGGCGCAGGTGCAGCTTGAAACTCAGAGACTACTGAATGATTTTGGCGATATTGGAGCCATCACGCAGACAGAAGAGTTTCAGGAGTTTGCTACTCGTACTGCATCGCGCCGCGAGGATTTCCAGACGGCAGCGTATGGAGAGGGCATGGCGCAGGTTCGCGCTGCTCGCAGGCTTTTGGAAGATTACGCCGACTATAAGGAACTGGTCAGCAAGCAAAATAGGAACAAGCGAGACGAAGAGGTAGACGAGGCGAAAAGGGCTAGCACAGAGGGCGGCGGTAACGCTGGCCGAGTGTCTAGCAAGCCAGTCTTCAAGGAGTCCGAAGTTCTGGAAGTAATTTCTAAAGAGCCCGAGAAGTGGCGTTCTCCGTCCTATCAGGCGGAAATCATGAAGGCCATTAAAGAAGGTCGATATATCAAAAACGCTTAATCCCGTCTAACTGTTGTTGTTAGACGGCTCAACAAAGGACACAAATAATGGCATCTAACTTCGACATTGCGAATAGCATTGACGTGGCGGACGTTGCCGACTTTGTGCCGGAAGTTTGGGCGCTCGAAACGGTTGCGGCTTACAAAAAGAATCTTGTAATGGCGCAGCTTGTTGCTTTGATCCCTCATGTGGGTAAGAAGGGCGATGTTATCCATATTCCGGCCCCGTCGCGCGCCAACGCCTCTGCTAAGTCGCAAAATACGGTTGTCTCTCTGATTACTTATTCCGATACAACGGAAAAGTCGGTCACGATTGACAAGCACTTCCACTATGCGCGTCTTCTGGAAGACGTGGCGGAGATTCAGGGTCTTCCCTCGATTCGCCGGTTCTTCACGGACGACGCGGGCTACGCGCTGGCGAAGCAGACCGACACTGACCTGTTGCGGCTTGCCGCGACATGGGGCGGCGGTACTAACTACAGCGCGGCCGTTATCGGCTCGGACGGATCGACCAACTGGTCGGACGGCTCTTCGGGTAACGGTGCGGCTATCTCTGATGCGGGCCTTCGTCGGATCGTGCAGACGTTCGATGACGAAGACGTGCCGGGCCGTGACCGGTATCTGGTCATTCCTCCGGTGGAGAAGCGTAGGCTGCTTGGCGTGAGCCGGTACACCGAACAGGCGTTTATTGGCGAGGTCGGTATGAGCAATTCTGTTCGTAACGGCCTGGTCGGCGATCTGTACGGCTTCGAGATTTTCGTTAGCTCGAACTGCGAGACAGTCGAAGCGAACGACTCGACGCCTTACCGTGCTGCGGTCGCCTTCCAGAGGGACTCTTTGGTTCTGGCGGAGCAGCTTTCTCCGCGAGTTCAGGAGCAGTACAAGCTGGAAGCGCTCGGCACGCTCATGGTTGCTGACGCCCTCTACGGTGTTGCTACGATCCGAGGCAACACCGCGACCGAAGACGGCCGGGGCTGCAAGGCTATCATTGTTCCGGCTTCCTAAGCCTGAACTAGCCTACAACTCGTTGTAGGTAGCCTAAACTAAGGCCGCTTGCTCGTCCACGGGCGAGCGGCCTTTTTGATTTCAATTAAAATAATGCTTGGGAGAACCAAGTAGTGGCAATTAGACATTTTGCAAGACGCGGCGACATAAAGCGTCTGTTTGACTCAGACCAAACGGTTACTAGCAATTGGACCATCAAAGGGAGCTGGCACTTCGAGGCTCTGTACGACGGGACGACCAATCAGAAAATCTTGTTAGGTCCCGATAAGGAATGGGAACTGTACATCGACCAGAACGATGCGCTTGTTTTTAACAACCCGAACGAGGATGCAAAGCTTCTGTTCGCCCGA